GATCCGTCCTTCCTGCCGGTCATCTACGAGGCGCCGGCGGACGCGGACTGGCGCAAGGAAGCCGTCTGGCGGAAGGCCAACCCGGCGCTGGGCGATTTCCGGTCGCTCGAGGACATGCGGATCGCGGCGAAACGCGCGCAAGCGATTCCGGCGCAAGAGAACGTGTTCCGCCGGCTGTACCTCAACCAGTGGACGGAGCAAGACGCGCGCTGGATTCAACTGCCCGCGTGGGAGGCGTGCTACGTGCCGCGGCCATCCCTCGACGGCCGCCGCTGCTATGTCGGGATGGACCTCTCGACCACCACGGACCTCACGGCGCTGTGTGCCGTGTTCCCGGGCGGTGAGGGGTATGACCTCACCTGTCACTTTTTCCTCCCCGCCGACGGCCTGCAGGACCGCATGCGGCGCGACCGGGTACCCTACGACCGCTGGGCCGCGGAGGGGCGGCTGACGCTCACCCCGGGCAACGTCATCGACTACGAAGCCATCCGGGCGACGCTCCGCGACTGGGATGATCGCTTCGACGTCCACGCGATCGGGTACGACCCGTGGAATGCCACCGACCTCGTCGAACGGCTGAAGGCGCAAGACGGGTTTACCTGCCTGCCGATCCGGCAAGGCTTCGCCGCCCTGTCGTCGCCGACGAAGTCGCTCGAGAAGGCCATCCTCGGGCGGCAGCTGCGCCACGACGGCGATCCGGTCCTGTCGTGGAATGTGTCCAACGTCGCGGTGGAAAGTGACGCCGCGGGGAACCTGAAGCCGTCGAAGCGGCTGTCGACGCAACGCATTGATGGCGTCGTGGCGCTGATTCTCGCGATCGACATGATGGAGCGGCACGCGACGCCGCCGCCCAGCTACCGCGTCTTCACGTATGGAGGCCCGCCCGTATGACGTCCCCGAAAGGCCGCCCGCCCGTGGACCCGTCCAATCGGCCGGCCGCGTCCGTCTATACGCATATCACCCTGCCGACGGCGCTCTACGACAAGGCGTACGCCGACGCGCGGCGGCACCGGATGACCCTGCCGGAGTGGATCCGCTACACGTTGCGCCGGGCGAGCTCGCCGCCGGATCCGGACATTTCCCGATAGACGCTAGGCCGCCCCGCCGGCCGTCCGGTAGCGTGTCCGTCCGTGCAGACCGACCGCACCGGCGACCTCACCGACTTTCAGATCAAAGCCGTCGACGATGACCAGCGGATCATCGCGGGCATCGCCTCGACCCCGCGCCCCGATCGCAGCGGCGACGTCATCAACCCGCTGGGCGCCACGTTCACGAACCCCGTCCCGCTGCTGCTCGCGCACGATACGACCCTGCCCGTCGGGGAGGTGACGTTTGGCCCGGCCACGGCGGAGGGGATCCCCTTCACCGCGACGCTGCCGCGGATTGTCGATCCGGGGCCGCTCAAGGATCGCGTCGACGGCGCCTGGCAGGCCATCAAGGCGCGCCTGCTCAAGAGCGTCTCGCCCGGCTATCGCGCGATCCGTGAGGCGATGACGCCGAACGCCTTCGGCGGGATGAACTTCGCCCAGTCGGAATTCCTCGAGCTGTCCCTCGTGACCGTGCCGGCCAACCCCGGGGCCACGATCACCAACTTCAAAGCCGCTTCCCCGGACACGAAACCTATGGCGACCATTCACGAGCAAATCACGCACTGGACGAACGAGCGCGCCCCGCTGGCGGCCCGCATGACGGAGATGTTCTCGCCCACCACGACGCTGACCGAGATTCAGCAGGCGGAGTACGACGAGCTGGCCGGCAAGGTCGCGGGGATCGATGGGCAGGTGACCCGGCTCAAGGCCGCGGCCGAACTCAACAAGGCCGCCGCCGTGCCGCTCGTCCCGGCCACGCCCGTCACCCAGGCGAAGGCGTACAGCGCGATCCGCGTCACGCCCACGACGCCGCCCGGCACCGCGTTCATCCGGGCCGCGTGTGCGCGCGTGGTGAAGCACGGCAACGACCACGAAGCCGCGATGTACGCGGAACAGCGCTGGCCGGATATGCCGGAAGTCGCGATGTTCCTGAAAGCGGCCGTGGCGCCCGGCACGACGACCGATGCGACGTGGGCGGGGCCGCTCATGCAGCCGCGCGTCATTGATGAATTTGTCGCGTTGCTCCGGCCGCAGACGGCGATCGGCAAGCTGAATCTCCGCAAGGTGCCCTTCAATACGAAAGTCCCCGCGCAGACCGCCGGCGGCACGTACGGGTGGGTCGGAGAACAGAAGCCCAAGCCGGTCACCAAGCTGGCCTTCAGTTCACTGACCGTGCCGTACCACAAGACGGCCGGGATCATCGTGCTCACCGAGGAACTCGCACGCCTCTCGAGTCCGTCGGCGGAGGATCTGGTCCGTGCCGACATGATCGCGGGCATCACCGCGTTCGTCGATCTGGCGTTCACCGATCCGTCCAAGGCGCTCGTGGCGAACGTCTCGCCGGCCTCGGTCACCAACGGGACGACGCCGATTACGTCGGTGGGGCCGCTCGGCGACCTCGTCGCGCTGGCGAACGCCTTCACGACGGCGAACATGCCGATCCAGAACCTGACGTACATCATGTCGCCGAACAACGCGCTGATCCTGTCGTTCCAAAAGAACGCGGTGGGGGCGCCGATGTTTCCGAACCTCACCGCCAGCGGCGGCGAGGTGAACGGCATGAAGATCGTCACCAGCGGCGCCGCCAGCACGAACATCATCGCCCTGGTGCCGGAGTTGGTGCTGCTGGCCGATGATGGCGGGATCACCGTCGACGTCAGCCGCGAAGCCTCGTTGCAGATGTCGGATGCCCCGATGGATCCGGCCGATGCGACGACCGTGTTCGTGTCGCTGTGGCAGAACAACTGCGTGGGCCTCCGCGCCGAATGGTTCGTGACCTGGCTGAAGGCGTATGCCGCGGCGGCGCGGTACGTGAGCGGCACGGCGTACGCGATTCCGGCCGGGCAGTTGATGGCGGATACGGCGTCGGCCCCGGCGAAAAAGGGCAACGGCGGCAACGGTTAGGCGGCGATGAAAGTCGCTCTTGCGGGCTATGAACTGCAGATCGCGAAGGCACCGGCGGGCCTCTCGCCGTTGCCGTCGCGACGCAGTTGGTGGCCCACCGTGCGGGAACCGTATAGCGGCGCGTGGCAGCACAACGCCGATCTGCCGACGGACAGCGCGATCCGCAATCCGACGATCTACAGCTGCGCCACCCTGATCGCGGAAACGATCGGCAAGTGCCAGCTGCGCCTCGTCGAAGAGACGGACCCCGACGTGTGGGTGCCGACGGCGAATCCGGCCTACTCGCCCGTGTTGCGAAAGCCGAACCGCTACCAGACCACGCAGAAGTTTATCGAGGCGTGGCTGGCGTCGAAGCTCCTGCACGGGAACGCCTTCATCCTCAAGCAGCGCGACAACCGCGGCGTCGTCGTCGCGCTGTATCCGCTGGACCCGGCGAAGGTGACCCCGCTCATTGCGCCCGACGGCGCCATCTACTACGAGCTGCAGCGCCACGAACTCGCCGGCCTCACCGTCGAGCAGAGCGGCACGGATCGGTTTGTCGTCCCCGCGCGCGAAGTGATTCACGACCTGATGGTGCCGCTCTTCCACCCGCTCGCCGGCGTGTCGCCGATCTATGCGTGCGCGACGGCGGCGCTACAGGCGCTGAGCATTTCCGATAGTGGGGCGTCGTTCTTCGCCAACGGCAGCCGGCCGTCGGGCGTGCTCACCGTGCCGGCGGCCATCGAACAAGCGGACGCGGACGCGATGGCGGACAGTTGGTACGCCAAGCACGGCGGGACGAACACCGGCAAGATTGCGATCCTCTCCGGCGGCGTGACGTATGCGCCGGCCGGGGCCTCCGCCGTCGATTCCCAGCTGGTCGAACAACTGGGGTGGACGACGAACACGATCTGCGGCGTGTTCAAGGTGCCGGCCGCGCTCGTCGATAGTTCGCACGCCGCGCCCTACGGCAACAGTGAACAACTGGTGCAGCAGTTCTACTCCCAGTGCCTGCAGGCGCTGATGGTCGCGATCGAACTCGCGCTCGACGAGGGCCTCGAACTCGCGCGGCCGCTCGGGACGGAATTCGCGATCGACGACTTGTATTGGATGGATACCGCGACGCGCACGAAGGCGGCGGCCGATGCGATTGGATCCGCGGCGCTGACGCCCAACGAGGCCCGGCGCAAGTACTACGGCTACGGCCCCATCGCCGGCGGCGACTCGGCGTACATGCAACAGCAGAACTACTCGTTGAAAGCGCTGGCGGCACGGGATCGGGCGACGCCGGCGGCGACGCCTTCCGCGCCGGTCACTCCCTCGGCCGTGCCGCCAGCGCGTGTCGAGGACGCGGACGAGGTGCCGGCGTAATGGCGCTCGTCACCCTCGAGCAGGCGAAAGCGCAGCTGTCGATCACCCACAGCGCGCAAGACGTCTACGTGCAGGACAAGCTCGCCGAGGCCGAAGCGCTGGTGCTGGCGTACTGCACGAAGGCCCCGATCGACCCGTGGACGGCGGCCACCGTGCCGCTGGAAGTGCGCTCGGCGATCCTCGACGTGCTGACCGACCTCTACACCGATCGCGGCGATACGGACCGCGGGGCCAGTCGCACGCCGTCGCCGTGGGACGGCTTTCCCTCGCCCGCCGTGCGCGGGAAGCTCCTCCGCTGGCATCAAGTGGCGGTGGCGTAGATGGCGACGATCCAGCCGATCGGCCGGCTCACCGAACCCGTGGACTTCCTGTCGACGACGCCGCCGGCCGTCCCCGTGACGACGCTGACCGCGCTCGGCACGGTGGCCTCCGCCGTCACCGGCTCACCGCACGGCCTCACGTCGGGCGACTATGCGTCCGTCCGCGGCGCGCTGCCGCTCGGGTACAACACGACCTCGGGCCAGGTCACCGTCACCAGCGCGACGCAGTTCTCGTACACCGTGCCGGCGGGATTGGCCTCGCCCGCGACGGGGACGATTACCGTGACGTTCAAGAGTGACAGCCAAGGCGGCCAGCCCGACGACTGGTATCCCGCGGGATCCGCCTTCGCCTACATCGAGCCGCTGAACGCGAGCGAACGGCAAGCCGTGGGTGGCGCGGCCGCGGCGACCGTCATCTATCGCGCGGTGATCCATTACCGGGCCGGCCTCGAGCCGCACATGATCCTGCACTGGACGCGCTATCAGGAAAGCGCGCCGCGGGAACTGGAAATCTTCGGCGTGTTCCCGCATCCGGAGCCGGCCTACGCGCACCGCTTCCTGGTGCTCGAATGCGGGGAGTTGGAATAGTGGCCGACTCCGCGCTCGCCATCGTCGCCGACGCCGTGTTCAAGGTGCTGAACGTGCCGTCGCTCACGGCCCCGCCGCCGATTGGCGCGGGCGCCAAGCGCGTCGTGGATCAGCCGGTCCTCTCACCCGTCGACGACGACATTCCGTTTCCGTTCGTGTGGTACGAACTCGCCGCCGAACGGATGGCCGGCGGGCTGGGGCCGGGGCCGTGGCTGCTCGAAATCGATCTGCGCGTGCATGTCTTCAGCACCGCGCCGGGCATGCAGGAGGCGCAAGCGATTGTGCAGGAAGTCATCCGGCTGCTGCGGCAAGCGGAGAAGGCCGGGGCGCTGCCTGTCGCGGGCTGGCTGTCGGCGTATGCGCCGCACGACGCCACGATCACGCTGCCCTATGAACTCTTGAATAACGTCCCCGTCCGCGAGCTGGTGGCGGAGTCCCGGATCTATCTGCAGGAGGCCGCGTGACGGCCGACGAACGCCCGGCGGATCCGGCCGATCGCCTCGTCGATGCCCGCGGGCAGGCCGTGCGGCGGCACAACGATCACTGTCCCAAATGCCACGCCGCCCCGGCGACGCGCGTCGCGTCCAGTGGGTTTGGCCGGCCGCACGACGTCTGCGGGATGTGCGGCCATGAATTCGCGGAGGACACCGTGACAGGACGGGAGTTGTAACCATGCCGAAGGCGGGATCGGCGCAATTTACACAGCTCACGCTCAACGGGACGAGCCTGCTCGGCGCGAAGCCCAAAGGCTTCAGCTGGAAGATCGACGCGCTCCAGGAAGACACCACCGGCCTCGGCGATGCCTGGTTCGACTGGACCCCGCCCGGGATTCGCCGCGCGACCGTGACGCAAGACGGCGCGTACTTCGATACGACGCTCGGCGGGCTGCATGCGCTGCTCTCGCCCATGCCGCTGCCGGCGCGGTCGCTGGTGTGGTCGCCGGATGGCGTGACGCTGTTCCAGGCGACCGGCACACTGACCACCGGCTATGAAGTCCTCGCCGTGCTCGGCGGCCTCACGAAGGCCAACGTCACCTATGAAATCAGCGGCGCCCTGGTCACGGGGGGCGCCGTCATTCAGCCGGCCGCGGACAAAACGGCGACGTGGACGAGCGCATCCGTCGATAACGGCGCCTCGACCGCGGCCGGCGGCACCGCCTCGCAGCAAGTCACGGCGCTCACCGGGATCACCGGGTTCGTCGGCAAGCTGCAACATTCGCCCGACGCCTCCGCCTGGACCGATATTGCCACGTTCGTCAATGTCACCACGGCGCCGAACCATCAGGCCGTCACGGTCGCGGGCGTCATCCAGCGGCACGTGCGCTTCATCGGCACCGTTACCGGCACCGGCACGATCCGCGTGGCCGCCGGCCTCTTTCGCAGTTAGGAGTGTTCGCAAATGCCTGGCAAATATGGATCGGTCGATGTCGTCATTCAGTACGACGCGGCGCCCGGCGGCACGCTGTCGGATGTCACGCAACACGTCCGCGAACTCGGCGGCGTGAAGATCGAAAACCTCACGCAGGAAACGCACAGCTTCGGCGACCCGTGGTTCGAGCACACGCCCACGGGCATGCGCCGCATGCCGGCGATTGCCATCAAAGGGTTGTTCGATACGACCGCGGCGACCGGGCCGCACGTCGTCTTCATGCCGTCGACCGCCGACTGTCAACCGTCCGCGGCGACGCGCACGCTGGAAGTCACGTACGGGGACGGCAAGAAATTCACCGTCGAAACGCGGCTGGTGGATTACGAAGTCGCGGCGAAAAATGCCGCGCTCACGGAATACACCGCGACGGTGCAGCCGACGGGCGCCGGCGTCTGGACGTAGCGTGGGGATCTTCGCGTCGTACGTCTCGCGCGTCGTGCCGCTGCCGTTCGACGAGCCGCACACGGTGACGATCCAGAAGTTGAGCGGGAAGGCGCTCGCCGACGCGCGGCAGGCACAGATCGCGGCCTCCGTGGCGTTTGTGCGCGCGATGGGCGGCGCGGCCTTCGGGCGGGAGCTGGCCGCGGCGACGGCCGGCCGTGAGGACGCGGGGGCGGTGACGGCCGGCGGTGACGATCCGCGCCGGCAGTACGACCGCCCGACGGTGCTGGCGAAAGGCGTGAAAGCGTGGAGCTACGACGAGCCGCCGACAAGCGAACGCCTCGACGACCTCGACGAGGAGGCGGCGGACTTTGTCTTTCGCGCGATCCTCGACCTCACCTTACCCAACGGCGCCGCGGAAAAAAAAACCGCTACCTAGCGTTGCACCGCGCGCTCGACGGCGCCGGGCCGTTCCCGCTGGAATATCTGCTCGGCCGTCTCTGCGAAGAGTTCCACTGCCTGCCCTCCGCGGCGTGGCGCGAGTGGCAGGCGCTGCCCGCCGGCTTCCTCGAAACGATTCTGGAGTTTCGCGCCTACGCCCGGGCGAAGGCCGCGTACGACGCCCGCGGCCAGAAGACGTACGAGCCGCCGTTGACCGACCTCGTGCTCGAGCATGACTTCGCCCTCGTACAGGAACGGCGCGATGCTCACGATTGAACTCGATACGTCCGCGTTTGAGGCCGGACTCGTCCAGTGGGAGCGCGATCTGGCGGCGCGCACCAAGGCCGCCGCCGAAGTCACCGCCGCCGCGATCGTCCGCGAAGCGCAGGGCCGCGTGGCCCGCCGCACCGGGGCGCTCGCGAGCGGCATTCACTACGAAGCGTCCCGCGACGGGACCGGGTATGTCGTGCTCGCGATCCGCGCCGGCCGGCCGAACGTGGGCTTCTGGCTGGAATTCGGCACGCGCTACATGACCAAGCGCCCCTTCATGTACGCCTCCGCGGCGCTCGAACAGCCGGGCCACCAGCGCCGCATGCAGGACGCCGTGGCGGAATCCATTCAGATCACCGGGTTCGGAGGCTGATATGGCGGGCATCAATCCCGGGATGATCATCAAGGTCGCGGCCGACATCAGCGAGGCGGTGGCGGCGCTCGGCAACGTCGTCAAGGCCACGGGCGACGTCGAGGGGTCGGCCAAACAAACCGAGAAGGCGTATGCCGCGCTGGACGTGGCGATCGGCACGTTTGCGGCGAACGCGGCGTCGGCGCTGTTCTCGCTGGCGTTCGATGCCGTCAAGGCGCTCGGGGAGCAGCTGTGGGGCGTCGTCGATGCCGCGCTCGGCGCCTCGAAACAATTCGACGCCTTCAAGGCGAGTATCAGCGACGCGCTCCGCGAATCCGGCGTCTTGCAGCGCATGCTCGATTCGCTCGGGAACTCCCTGCTCACCGCGTTCGGCACCACGAAGGAACAGGCCGTCGAGCGGATCGCCCGCCTGATCGAGACGGGCGCCCGCTGGACGCTGGAATTTGCCGCGGACCTGATCACGTTGGGGGAATACGGCGTGCGCGGGCTGGCGGCGCTGCTCGTCCCCGTGGATGCCGTGTTGTTCGCCCTGGCCGATATGGGCGGGCGGCTGGCCGACATCAATCTGTTCCTGGCGGAAACCGCAACGAAGGTGCCGGGCATCGGGGGCCAGTTTGTCGGGCTGGCGGCCAACGCCAAGACCGTCTCGGACACCTTCAAGGGCTGGAAAGACGAAGCCTATAACACGCTCAAGTCTCATCAGGATCTGGTGAGTGGAAGCAGCGAATTTCTCACGTGGACCGGGACGGCGAAGACGGCGCTCCGGGAGGCGGCGGCCTCACATACCGCCGTCGCCACCGAGGCGGGCGCGGCGGCCAAGGGCATCGCCGCCGTGACCGAGGCGAACACCGGCCTGGTGCTCGGCACCGGCGAAGCGGTCGTCGCGCTCTACTCGCAGGCTAAAGCGCTCGAGGACATGGATACGTGGTCACGCGCCATCAAGAACACGGACCCGTACGCGTACCTCGCGATGGGCATGACGAAGACGCTGCCGCCGCTGGCGTCGACGACTCAGGCGCTCGAGGCCACGTCCAAGGCGGCGATCGATATGTCGGCCGACGTGCGATTCGCCGCGGAAACCGTGGAAACCGCCGCGGCCACCGTGCAGACGGCGGCGCTGTCCTGGTCCGCGGCCATGGCGCTGGTGCAGCAGGGACAAGGGACGATGACCGGCACGATCGGCACACCGGTCAAGCCGGCGAATATGTCGGACCTGGAATGGCAGTTGATGCAAACCAACCCGCGCGGGTGGGAAGCGCAGCACGGGTACGACTGGGATAGCCCGCATGCCGGCACCGCGAACGCCTGGATGATGGGCGGGGCCGCGACGACGAGCGGCGGCACGACGGTCAATCAATCCGTGACGGTGAACACCGTGGCCGGGGACAAGCAAGCGATCGCCACCGTGGTCAAGGACGCGCTGGCCGCCGATTGGC